GCGCGTGGGTTGGCATCGACGCTTTCGTGCGAAAGATCGACAGAGCGCGCCAGCGCGGGCTCCATGATCGCGCCCGACGGGTTTTCGAGATCCGTCGCCGGCGCGGGGCTCGCAGGAGCGGCCGCCGCTTCGCTGGCGGCATTCTCTCCGGCAGCGGCGGCCTTTTCTTTGGTGACCGTCTTCGCCTGGACTTCAGGCTTCGATGCTTGATCGGCCGGCGCCGCCGCAGCTGCGCCGGCAGCGTTGGTATCGGCGGCAGCCGCCTTGCCCTGGTCTTCCGTTTTCTTCGCCATGGAAATGGCTCCTCTGTTGCGGGAAGGAGAGCCCGGCCCGTAGGAGGCCGGGATCGAGCTCATCAGCCGGCGGCACCCATGCGGATGGCGCGCAGCGCCTGCGGGTCCAGCAGGCCCCCACCGACGCGCTTCGTGGTGTAGAAGTGCACGTAGGGCTTGTTGCTGTAGGGGTCGCGGAGAACGCGGACGCCGGTCCGGTCCACGATCAGGTAGCCGCGGCGGAAGTCGCCGAACGCGATCGGCACGGCGCCAGCGGCGACGTTCGGCATCGCTGCCATTTCGGTCACCGGATAGGCCAGCAGCGTCTGCGGCTGGCCTGCGCTGAAGGAGGGCTGCCACAGGTAGTTGCCGTCCCCGTCCTTCAGCTTGCGCACCCGGGCCAGCGTGGTGCGGTTCAGCACGAAGCGAGCGTTCTGCGCGATCGCCCCCGGCAGGTCGTAGACCATGTCGATCAGCTCGTCGCCGGTAATGGCATCGGCCGCTGCGGCGGTCGCCGTCTTGATCGCACCGAACGGGTGAGCAGCAGCATTGGCCGCGCCTTCAACATGCGTCAGAAAGCCGAAAGGCTTGTTGACGCCGTTACCCGCTACGAACGCGAGACCTTCCTGATAGGCGAACTCGGTCTCGACTTCGTTGGCGATCCAGGCCTCAAGGTTGATGACAGCATCGTCCAGCATCTGCTGCGTGGCGGCGGGGTTGGCGAACAGCTCGCCCGTGCCATAGGTCTTCGCGCCGAACTGCGGCGTATCAGTCTGCGGGCGCGGTGCGGCTTCCCCGACCCAGCCCGAGCCCATACCGCGCTGATTGAAGAGCTTCGTGAAGCCTGCGCCCGAGATCGTTTGCACGGTCGCGATTTGCCGCATGGGCGATGCCTCGATCAGGCGATCGACAATGGTCCGGTCCCATTCCACAGGGGCCAAATAGCCGCCATCTTCAGCCGCGCCCTTGTTCAGCGCGGACTGCACGTCGCCCTTGCGGAAGTGCGCGTTGAAGGCCCCGCTGTATTCAGGATCGGTGGGACGGCCATCGGTGCCAGGCCCGCCCATCTGCAGCGCCGTCATCTGCGTAGCCTGGGCATCAAGCGCGGCCTGCAGTTCGCCGATCGTGCCCTCGATTTTGGTCAGAGCCGACGCGCGGACAACGTCCTGCTGCCCCTTCTTCAGATCTCTGACCTCGGCCTCGTGCTGGGACTTGAACTCGTCCCACGCCTTGTTGAGCGCGGCCACCATGGCCTTGGGATCGCCGGACGCGTCAGCGCGCACAGCGAGGATCCCGCCCGTCAACAGGGCAGGAAGGATATGCTTGCTCATCGTGTTCCTCACTTTCTGAGCGTGTTGATCATCGACTGCACGAGGGCAGCCGTCTCGGCGTCAGCGCTCGGCGTGACGCGGGCGGCAGCGCCAGACGTGCCCCCCGTGATCTCGGCCAGAAGCGCGCGGCGTTCTGACCGGGAAACATTCTGCTTGGCGAGGATCGTGTCGACCCGGCGCAGGGCATTGGTGCCCGCGCCCTCCTTCTCCTCGACATCGGCCGTCAGCAGGGTATCGGCCAAACCGGCGGCAATGGCGTCCTCGCCGTTGAACCAGGTCTCGCCGTCCATCCACTCCGCGGCCTTCTCGCGATCGACGCCGGCCTTGTCGGCGTAGACGGCTGCCATGGCCGCGTCGAAGGGCTCCATCGTCTCGGCCGCGGCGCGCATGTCATGGCGGTTGCCCACCGCAACCACCCATGCGTTGTGCACCATGAGGAAGCCTGCGCGTCCGATCTGGACCTCGTCGCCGGCCATGGCGATGACCGAAGCCGCCGAGGCGGCAAGGCCGAGCACCCGCACGGTGATGTGGCGCGGATCCTGCCGCAGCAGGTTGTAGATCGCCACGCCCTCGAAGAAGTCGCCGCCCGGGCTGTTCACGTCGACGATGACGGTATCGGCCTTGATCGAGCGGAGGGCGGCGCCGATGCGCTTGGCCGTCACGCCGTCGCCGGTCCAGTAGTCTTCGCCGATCATGTCGAGGATGCTGATGACGTTGTCGCGGTCGCTATCGGCCGCGCGGATGTTCGACTGCCACTTGTCCATCATCTGCGGCGACGGCTCGAAAGCCTGCACCTGCGGAGGCCGGGACGCCTGGATCTCAGGCGCTGCGCGTTTGGTCATCGTTCACGTCCTTTCGAGCGATTGGGCCAGGAAGATCGTCACGAGGCGGAAGCTCCAGCCAGTCGCGGACCTCTTCCTGGTGCAGGAACGACTGCTGGTTGTTGACGCTCAGGCCCTTGGCGAAAAACTCCGCCTGGTCTTTCATGCTGCCGCGCAGGAGCGCGGCTGCGTTGAACTTGGCGTAGAACTCGTCCTGTTCTCGATCGCTCAGCAGGTCGCGCGAGATCGCCTCCTCCCACGCTTGGAACCACGGGTTCAGGCCGTAGCGGACGAACATCTGCCCGAGAACGTCGATGCCGGAGCCCCAGGACGTGTCGTCGACCATCAGGAGCGGCCGAGGCACACCGAACGTGCGGGCAACCTCTTCCACCTGGTGGCTGCGCATCTCCAGGTGCTGACTGCCTTGTGCCGACTGCTCGAACGGCTTCGGCTCCATGCCCTCTTCGGCGATCATCCAGCGGTGCGCGTTCTCGGAGCCCTCGCGCTCATCCATGCTGGCGAGCAGGCGCTGGTAGGCTTCCTCCGACAGCCTCTTGTTCGGGGGCATCACCATCGCCCCACCGACGATCATGCCGTTCCGGAACAGCCGGGCCGCCGCTTTCTCGGCCTGCATCGCCAGCCCGATCGCCTCCGCGGCCTGCTTGACCAGCGATCGGCCCCGGATGCCGTCGGTGGTGAAGCCCCGGAGGTGAAAGACGTCCCGCGCCGGCAGCGTGCGGGTGCCGCCGGACTTCGCCTGGAACTTATACCAGAGCGTGAAGTCGTCGCGCTGCTCGACGTCCGTCCGCTTCGGATCCATGGGGAGCAGGCCAATCACGCGGTCACCGCGCCGGACCTTCGCCGCAAAGGCGTCCCCTTCCGTCAGCGCCCAAGACTGCATCAGCTGGCGGAACTCGAAAGCCGTCTGCCAGTCGTTCGGCTTGCGATGGAGGACCTTGAAGAGCGGATGGTCCGTTGCCTTTTCCCGGGTGCCGTTGTTCCGAAAGAGATGCAACGGCAGCATCGCAATCGTGTTCGACACCAGCGACACGCATCGGAAGACGGCCGTGTTCTTCAGCGCCTGCTCCGAAGTGATGACCGCACCGCTCTGCGTCATGCCGCCGGCGCGAAGCATGTGCACCAGGTCGGGATCGTTCAGACCGGTGAACATGACGCCGTCGGCCGAGGCCTGCGGCCGATCGGGCGTTGCGGCCGTAACCGGCGTGCTGTTGGCGGCGCCCGCCCGATGGCGAATGATCCCCATCACGCGAACCTGATCCCGCGCGTCTCGTAGACGGACGGGCCTGCGGCTTCAGGGTTGCCGAACATCAGCATCGCGGCGTTGAAGGTCGCCATCAGGGCGTCGATCTTCGCGCTTCCGGCGGCTTGCTTGGTCACGATGTAGTTGCTCCCCTTAAGCTCTGTCTTGGCATTGCCGACAGTCCAAGCCATGAAGTCTGTGCCCCCATGGACAACCTTGCGGTCTTTCAGCCGGCGCGGCAGCGTCAGGACGGCTGCCTGAAGCTTCCAGCCCTGGCCGACGCTGATCCACCGGGTGTCGTCGAAGCCGGCCAGCTCGAGGCCGTCGAGCAGCTCGGCAATGCCGGCCGCGTCAAGCCCGATCGCCGGCGTCTCGACGGGCAGCAGTCCCGCGGCTTCCAGCTGCTCGACGATAGCGATGGCGCCGGCGACGTCGTCTCCCACCTCTTGGCAGATCGTCAGGTCTCCAGCCTCTTCGAAGTCACGCAGCTTGGCGTCGATGTCCTTGCGGCGGTCGAAGACCTCCTGGAAGGCCCATGCATGAGCCCAGAGGAGCCAGCGCCGGGTCTCCCGCTCGCGGCCGATGACGGCGATGGCGAAGAGGTCGTCGAGCCCGCCGCCATCGATGCCGACGACGCAGACCTCGGAACGCGCGATCAGCTCGTCGAGCGTCAGATCTACGTCAGCGCAGCCTTCCCAGTGAT